CAGCCGCCGTCATGCAGTTGATCAGCTCGTCCGCCGTCAAGCCATGCTCGGCAGCATTCCGAATAAACTCACGCATTTCATTATCCGGCGGCCGTCCAAACGACCGGCTGTAATGCGAATCAACCAGGTGTGCCGTCTCTGTCGGGCTGCGCTCCATCCTGAACACCACCCTCCACAATATCAAACAGCGTGTTCTCGTCGAGATCGCGCAGTTCGAGCTGACCGTCTACCTTGCGCAGTTTAAGCTGCTCGGCCACTGTGCCGCTGACCTTATCCTTCTGGGTAATAGATGAGGTGCAGCTGTATGCAAAATAAGGCTGATCAACATCATGCGGCATGCCGTCCTCGTCGATAATCTCCTTGCGCGCAAGATCAATGCTAACCTTGAGTGTCACCTCACCCTCGCACAGTCCCTGCCGCACCAGCGTAAACAGCACATCCTGCAGTTTGTCATCAAACAGATTGACAGCGCCGTTAAAGATTCCGCCGCGCAGGCTCATCTCGTGTCTCATTCGCCTGTACCTCCTCTCTGATCCGCTTAAGTGTTTTCTGAATCCCGGCATGCCGGGATACCTTAAAATCAGTTTCCAGCCCAAAAAGCTGGATAACCTGCTCGGTCACGTTCACCACATCGGCCAGTTCTCCGGCAAGGTGCTCGAGCCTTGCCGTCAAATCTCGCTTCTTGCCGCCCTGCTCGTGATAGCTCAGCAGCATCAACACCTCGCTTGCCGCGCTCGTGGCCTCGCCTAATTCCTCCATCAGCTTGCAGACCTGCTTTTCCTCGCCGTAATAGCTCGCGATCTGCATCAGCTTTGCCGCTCTTTTCACATTCATTTCATCATATCCTCGTAAAATGTAATTTCCCGTTTTGAAATATCCTCTGCTCTCAGCCGCAGCTTTTCGTATGCATAATCCTGATCCACCTCGTCGATCATTTTCTGCAGTTCATCCGCAGCCGCCTGAAAGGCGTCGAAAAACTTGTCGAGTCGCTTTTCCGAGAAGCCGTACGCCTCGTGCAGCGCAACCGCCGTCAGCCATAAGTGCCGCTGCATGGAGATATTCACCTCGTGCAGAATAACCTCATCCTGCACGGCCTGCCGGATCATCCGCTTGCGCGCCAGCACATCGGCATAATTCATGCCGGCCGGCTTGCCTCTCCGCTTCTTCATGCCAGCTTGTCCCCTCGATCTCTCAGCCATTTCGCAATGACCGCCGCAAACTTCTCGCAGGCGGCCTCGTCCGTCTGCTGCAGCTCCTCAAGCGCCTGCTCGAGCCGTTCCACCAGTCCGCGCACCTCGCCAAACAAAAAGTTCACCTTGTGCGCCGCCGGATTCTTCACCTTGTCGAGCTTTTCCTCGGCAGCCTTTGCGCGTTCCTCTGCCGCCCTGGCGGCCTCGGCGTTCTCCGCGCGTACCTTTTCGCGGATTTCCTCCAATTCCTCCTCGGTCAGCTCCCGCACCTCTGCGGGCTTGTCCTCGATGGCGTCAAGCTGCCCCTGCAGCTCGTCCGCCCGTTCCTTGGCATTCTCGGCATTTCGCACAGCTTCATCCCGTTCGCGCATGGCCTTGCCGCGGTTCTCCTCGGCAACGGACAGTGCCGCCTGCGCGGCATCGTTCTCACGCACCGCCATTTCCGCCTCAGCCTTGGCCTCATCCCGCTCCTTGACCAGAGCCGCAATCTCGCGGCTCGACATGCTCGGCAGATCGTTCTCCTCGGCAAGCTCCTCGCGCTCCTCCTCGGCCATGCCGAGCAGCGGCAAAATCTGCGAGTAGGACAGCTGTCCAAAGGCATCCGCCGCCGTCTTGCCGGTAAGGCTCACCTGCCCGCCGCCGAACTCACGCGCAATACGCATGTAGTTCTGCGCCGTCGAGGGCTTATAGCCGAGCTTGTCCGTCAAATACGCCGTCCACTCGCCGGAGGGGACCATCTGCTTGGCTTCCTCAAGCCGCGTGCCGATCTGAATCACGCTCTCAAGGAATACCTTGCGGGCGTTGTCCCGAATCATCGTGATTTCGGCGGTTACGATCTCGATCGACCGTACCGCCACAACATTCTCGCTCATTTAAGCTGACCTCCTTATCATTTTCGTGACCTCGCGTAAATGGTCGAGGTACTTGTCCATAAACTCCGCAGCCTCCGGTGTGCGCTTGTGATTGTGCGCGGCATAGCACTGCCGGCAGGCAAGCGTTTTCGGGTCAATTTCCACCGTGTGCCACGGTTTCCTCGGTTCGCTGCGTTTTCGCAGCACCATGATGATGGTCTTGCCGTCCGCGTGCCGCGTGGCATAGCCTGCAACGCAGTTATTCTGTTCCTCGCCCTCGCGCACGATTTCCTCTGCGCTGTCCACCGGGCGGATAAACATACCCTTGTACTTCCACCGCATCCACGCCAGCAGATGACGCCGCGTGCGAAACTTCTCGTTTTTCTCGCGGTTCATAAGCCGCCGTTCACGTTCGCTCAGCCGGGCATGTGCCTCATGCAGATCATGCGGCAGCTTGTCCGCGTTCGGCGCAAGCCGTTCCAACTGAGCCTGATAGTCGGCAAACTCACGCATCACCGCCGACAGTTCCAGATCAGAGCGCTTCCGCTGTTTTTCAATGTACTTTCGCAGTTCTGCCGCCGTCACGCCGCAGCGCTGCGAAAACGCAGCGACATCAAACATCGCCGTATCCGCCGCCCGGGCAAACGCAAGGCTTGCGGTATCTGCGCGCGCTGCGCCCGCCCGTTTCAAGCAGCTGTATTTCGCCGCAGTTGAAAGAGTTTCATTGCGGATCAGACGAATGTCTGCCTTGCCGAGTCCGCGGAACAGCTTTTTCGGCTCCTTCGCCCGCAGGTTTACCAGTCGGCGGAAATAATCGCCGCCGCCCTGCTCGCGCTTCCGCAGCCAGCGGCCGAACCCCATCTTCCACAGGTATTCCACCGCCGGATATTTGCAGTAAAGTGCCAGATACCCGGTCAGATCGTGCAGCACAGCGAATGCCTCGGTAAGCTGGCTGTACCGCAAAGCGCTTGCCGCAAGCTCCTGCTCACTCGGCAGCACCCAGAAATCATCCCGGCGGCCGCCGCCCATGTCGTACCAGTGCCGGAACATGCAGTTTTTCCGCAGCGCCCAGCCGTCATACTGCCAGCTCCACTTTTTCGCGCCGGCGGCAGAAAATACATACCGACAGTATTCATTCGCTATATACTTGCTATCCAGAAAATATGGATTCATCCGCACCTGACAGGAGGTCAGCCACAGCTCGCCGTGCGCGCCGACCTGAAAAAAGTGAAACGCGAATGATACTTTGCGCAGCGCCGCCGCATGATCGTTTGCCGCCCACCGTTTGGGCGTAACGTTCCTGCCGCAGCGCGGGCACATTCTCCATTTGCTCGCCGGGCCTGCCGTATGCGGCTCAGTAAACCGTTCCCGGCAGGCGGTGCAAAAACATTCATACCGCCGGGTGTAGCTGTCCGGAATAAAAAAATCCTGCTCATCTCCGGCGTACAGACGGAAAAACAAAAATTCCTCGTGCCGAACGTTCTCACCGATCAGCTCCTGCAGCTCCCGGCCGTAAATCGGCGGAATATCGTTGACCTCAAACACGTTCCCGCCTCCTTACAGCAGACTCATCAAATCCAGATCATCACTGCCGCGCCCAAGCGGTTGGGTTTCCGGTGTCTCGCTTGCCGTCGCACCCAAATCCACCTTGTAAAAGTCAGCCGCGACCTTGATCACCGGGTTCTCAGGGTCGTAGCTGTTGCACATGCAGCCCCAGAAACCGCCCTGCTGATGCTTCTGCGCATATGTACGAAGCGCCGCGAAGCACTTGTCGAAGCTCATCTCCGGATTATCGAGGTCAGCCGCAATCACCTCTGCCGCGTGCTCGTCCGCCTGGGCGATCATCAGTACAACTTCGCCCATCTGGCGGGCGTTGCCCTCGGCGGACTGCACCGCCTCACGGATTTTCTGCAGGCTCATTTAGTACCCCTCCCTCGCAAACTTATTCTGTACGGCATGATTGCTCTTGCCGAGCGCCGCGCCGATCTCCTTGTACAGATAGCCGCGCTTGCGCATAGCTACCGCCTTCTGAAATTCCTCATACGTCCAGTGAACCGACTTATGCAGCTTCTTCTTCCGGCAGCCCAGCTCCTCCAGTACGTTTGAGATCGTATCGCAAGCCCGTCCGGTCTCCCTTGAAATAGCGCGAATAGGCATGCCTGCTTGATACATTTTCACAAGCTGCTGTTTTTCCTCATCCGTCACGCGCGGCTGCCACCGACCCTCCTGCTTGATTTCCTCCGGCACATAAATGGCTGTCGGCACCTCGCTGCACAGCCCGCGCGCATCGTCGTGCGGCGTAAATACGCATTCGCGCGTGTAGTATGTGCAGTGGTCGAACAGACTGTAATGCTCGGTCTCCTGTATCTCAAACCGGCCGCGCGGGTGTTTCCAGATAACCCGCGTCTTTTCCTTTTTTCGCATATTGTTCCTCCTGACGCGCCTTGAAAATGGCGCTTTCTATTTCTTTCTTCTTTTCCCATACGTCCGGCAGCTCGGTAAACGGCTGACAGATTGGGTAAGCCTTGCCCTCATCGCCGTAGGTGCCGACAAGGTGATACTCCACCTCGCCAAACAGGGTGCGCTGTACCTCAACGCGCACCCTGTCGATCCGCACCCGCGGCAGCTCGGTCAGCTGAGAATACGGCTTAATTTCCAATCCGCTAAATCTCTGCATGGCCGCCCTCCTGTTTTTTAGCCTCCTGCCGAGCCTGCCACCGTTCGAGCAGCAGCGCCTCGAACTCGGCCGTTCCTTGCGCAGGCTCCGGTCGCGCTGCGTCCCTTTTGGCTTTCTCAGCCTTCCGCTTTG